GAGGAAGAAAATGGCAAATAATGTAAACACATGCATCGACATGGAAAATCTAAATTCAAATGCAGTCAATCTTATTAAGGAACTGTATTTTAGAGGCGGCACAGTGTGGTATCTGTACGCCCGGCTGCGTGAAACTGAGGACTACAAGTGGCTTGGTGATATGTTTGTTGATGGGACAAATGTAACCTACGAACAGGCAGAAAAATATGAGTGGACTCTTGAAAACATCGGCCCCAAGTGGTGTTATATCGAAGACTTTGATGCTGATGGAAATGGTTGTATGATTCGAACTGTTTCTGCATGGGGTGCTCCTATCACTGCTGTTGAGAATCTGTTGACTGCAATCGCTGCAATCTGTCCTGACGTTGTTACTGAGGTAACTTATGAGGATGAGATGCCTAACTTCATTGGTGCTAACTTCTACACTGGAGATACACTAGACGACTCAGCTGAGTGGGACTACGATGAACTTCTCGAAGAGGTAAAAAAGCATCATGACATTGAAGAGGACGAGGACGGTGATTTGACAGAAGAGAGTCAGGACATTGTGTGGGAAAATATCTGGGAAACATCCCATGACCTACAACAAGAATTTCTCTCTGAGTGTCGAGGAAGACTAAATGAAGACAATTGAGAGAACAGCTCTATCTGAGTTAATCTCAAACGAGAACTACGCCAGAAAGGTACTTCCACACATGAAGGTGGATTACTTTTCTGACCGTAGTGAGCGTATCGTATTTGAAGAGATACAGAAGTTTGTAGAGAAGTACAACACTCTACCAAACAAAACCTCTATTGAAATTGAAATAGACACTCGCCGTGACTTGAATGAACAAGATGTCAAGGCGGTAATTGATGTTGTTAAGAGTCTTGAGAAAGATGATGATGCGAATTTAGAGTGGTTAGTAGAGACTACAGAGAAATTCTGTAAGGATAAGGCGGTATACAATGCAATCGTTGAAGGTATTCAAATTATTGATGGAAAGGATAAGAATCGAAATGTCGATGCTATCCCAAGCATTCTCACAGATGCCCTTGCTGTGGGTTTCGATAATTCTGTTGGCCATGATTACCTGTTGGACGCAGATGCCCGATTTGATTATTACCACACGATAGAAGAGAAGATACCTTTCGACCTTGACTTCTTCAATCGTATCACCAAGGGTGGACTACCACCTAAGACACTGAACATTGCCCTTGCTGGAACTGGTGTGGGTAAGTCTCTGTTCATGTGTCACATGGCTGCAAACTGCATGAACCAAGGTAGAAACGTGTTGTATATCTCTATGGAGATGGCAGAGGAACGTATCGCAGAACGCATAGATGCAAACCTCATGAATATCTCTATGGAAGACCTACATAGTCTACCAAAGCAGATGTATGATGACAAGATCAACAAGATTATCAAGAACACCACTGGTCAACTGGTAATCAAGGAATATCCAACTGCATCTGCACACTCTGGACACTTTCGTGGTCTTATCAAGGAACTCGCAGTTAAGAAGTCATTCAAACCAGATATCATCTTCATTGACTATCTGAACATCTGTGCATCTAGTAGATTCAAGGGGGCAGCAAATGTCAACTCGTACATGTATATCAAGTCGATTGCTGAGGAACTTAGGGGACTCGCAGTTGAAACAAATGTCCCGATTATGTCGGCAACACAGACCACAAGGAGTGGGTACTCCAACACAGATGTTGGTTTGGAAGACACGTCAGAGTCTTTTGGTCTTCCTGCTACGGCAGACCTCATGTTTGCGCTTATTTCTAGTGAGGAACTTGAGGAACGAAACCAAATCGCAGTCAAGCAGTTGAAGAACCGATACAATGACCCAACGATGAACAAGAGATTTGTTATCGGTATCGACCGTGCAAAGATGCGTCTGCATGACCTAGATGCAAGTGAACAGGATGGTCTAGTTGACAGTAACCAGAAAGAAGACACATTTAATGAACCTGTATTTGACAATACAGATTTTGGAGAAGGATGGGAAGTATGAGTGAACATATTTGGGAATATGTATCAAGAGAAGGTGATGCAACAGCATCTATTCTATTGCGTGGTGATCATAAGTTCTCTGGAGTTATCTACTCCTACGGAACTATAAATCTACCAGAACCAAACGAGGATGGTCAAGCCAATCTATCGTTTGAATATCACATTGAAGACAACAACAACATTCCCCGTGACCAATTTGATGATGAGTTTTTCACAATGATTGGTGACATTCTAGTTGAGATTATCGACCAGAGAATGGTAGAAGGGAATCTACTTTATAAAGGAGGCACGGATGAGTAATTTTTTACAGGACGCAATTAAGGCAGCAGGAAACGAATACGCTGCAATCGTAGACGATGGAGTAGAGGCTGGTGATGTAGAGAACTTTATCGACACTGGTTCATACATCTTCAATGCACTTCTATCAGGTAGTCTATATGGTGGACTACCATCGAACAAGATCACTGCGATTGCGGGTGAGAGTGCAACAGGTAAGACATTCTTTCTTATGGGTATGGTTAAGAACTTCCTTGATGCGAACCCTGAGGCTGGTGTTCTGTACTTTGAGAGTGAGAGTGCAATCACAAAGCAAATGGTGATTGATCGTGGTATTGATCCTAAGCGTATGGTTGTGATGCCTGTCACCACTGTACAGGAGTTTCGTACACAGGCAATCCGTGTTCTGGATGATCATCTGTCGAAACCAGAGGGTGACCGTCCACAGATGATGCTCTGTCTCGACTCACTGGGTATGTTGTCCACTACCAAAGAGGTGGAGGATACGGCAGATGGTAAGGAGACTCGTGACATGACACGAGCACAAGTCCTTAAGGCTGCATTTCGTGTTCTGACACTGAAACTGGGTAAGGCAAAGGTTCCTATGGTGGTCACCAACCACACCTATGACGTTGTGGGTTCTATGTTCCCACAGAAGGAGATGGGTGGTGGTTCTGGTCTGAAGTATGCAGCATCCTCTATCGTCTATCTGTCCAAGAAGAAGGACAAGGATGGTACTGAGGTTGTGGGTAACATCATTCACTGCAAGAACCACAAGTCTCGTCTGACTATTGAGAACAAGATGGTGGATGTAAGACTGTCCTATTCCACTGGGTTGGACAAGTACTATGGTCTACTGGAACTTGCTGAGAAGTATGAAATCTTCAAGAAGGTATCGACTCGTATTGAGTTGCCTGATGGTTCGAAGCAGTTTGGTAAGACTATTCTGAATGACCCTGAGACATACTTCACTGAAGATGTTATGGCTCAACTAGAGGAGGCAGCAGGAAAAGAATTCAAGTATGGTTAGTGTGAACCTATTCGATATGAACAGTGACAATATCATCATGAACATAGATGGTAAAGACATAGAGATGAAACCACCCATATGCTTCGGTAAGGTATATGACAAGTGGTTAGTGAGTGAATGTGGTAAGGTGTGGAGTGTTAAGAAGGGTAAACTTATAGAAGGACATAAGGTATATGCCTATAATAAGAACAGTAGAGTGATTGGTTGTATTGATTACTCAATAATGACGGTAGAGAAAGATTGGTGGGGAGATGGTTCTGGAGTTCTACATCATCAACGATATCAGCATAAGCGTCAGATAGTTGCACATAAAATGATAATGGATACATGGGCACCATTATATGATAATCCACCAGAGGGTATAGTATGGGAAGAGTGGGAGATTGTCAGAGATTTGCCTAGTGTGTATAACCATATAAGCAAGACCATTGTAATAGATCACATTGATGATGATCCTACGAATAATCACCTTGATAATCTAAGAAGAGTGACCAGTTGGGATAATCAGAATACTAGGAAATCAAAGGGTATTTAACGGTCCCACGCCTTGATGGCGGTGAAGTTGTTAAAGGAGAACTCCATGCGGTCAACAAGTTTGACCGCATTTCCTTTTACACGGTCTATCGCAACGTAACCTTCTGGACTAGTAACCTTATAACCACTAGAAGTACGAATGAAGGTATCAGTCATCTGACGCACTGAGTTCAGTTTATTCACGATGACCTGTTTTGCTTCTACAAGTAGGTTCTGAAACTGAATAATGTTGGCAAGGTTCTTGGTGTGCTTCTTGACCTCACGAACATACTCTTTCTGCATGTCCTGATACTTTTTCTTACCAGCATCACTCTTTGCCTTCTCAATCTGTTTGTCGAAGTGCATTCTGACCCAATCCTCATATCCCTTTGCGTGTGCGGCGGGGTTAGTGATCTTCTGACCTTTACGGACCATGCTGTTGTTGTATGTCTTGAGTGATGCACCAGCAAGGTTACCTGTCATACTGTCCTGTAGACGTAGGAATGCTCGCAGTCCATTTGCATTGATGCGTTGGAATGTGCGACCTGTATCACTAAGGTATTTGGTTACTCGTTGTGTTTCTTTGTCTGTGAATGTGCTACTTCCAGATGTATCCTTGTATGTTGCATCATCCATCCACACTGAGGAAGTCTTCTTGAGTCCCTTGATATC